CAGTAGGTATTACTACTACATTTGGTAAGTCTAATTTCCAGATAGACCCAAATACAGGTCAGTTAGTCAGTGCAGGTTATACTCTTGCTCCTGAACTACAAGACCTACAGACTCGTTTGTTAAGCGGTTATGGTGGTTTATTGTCTCAAGCACAAGGTGTTAATACAGACTACTTAAATCAAGGTGCTGGTCAATTAGCAAGTCTTGGTCAAGGATACTTAGGTGAGTCTCCTGAAGCTATTCGTAATCGCTACATCTCTCAACAAAATGCTTTGCTAGCTCCATTACAGGAACAAGAATTAGCTGGTATTCGTAATAAACTATATCAAACAGGTCGTTCTGGTTTAGCTACTGGTGGTACAACAACAGGTTTAGCCGCAACAAATCCTGAGATGGCTGCTTACTATAATTCTTTAGCAACTAGACAAGCTCAGTTAGCTGCTAATGCAGACATAGCCGCACAAAATCAAGCTACATTTGGTTCTGGTTTGTTGTCTAAAGCTGCTGGCTTAACAAGTACTGGTTACGGTTTACAAACAGCTGCCTACGACCCATTAAAGACACAACTAGGTCTTGGTACTTCTATCGAATCTATGGGTGCTCAACCTTTAGCATTAGGTTCAGAGCTTGGTGGTCGTGCTTCTACAGCAGGTGCTGCGGCAGGTACATTAGCTTCTACAGCAGCTCAAACAGGTTTAGCAGGTCAGATTGCTCAACAAGGTTTGAATGCAACTGCTAATACTTCTACAATGAATCAGTTAACAGGTTTGTTTGGCGGTCAAGGCGGTGTTAATACTCCAGGCTATGCAGGTCAATTAGGTTCTTGGTTTAATAACTTGATTGGCGGTGGCGGTGATATTGGTACACAAGTATCTGCTTTAGGTGGAAACATTTATAATCCATTCAGTGGCTATTACACAGGTGCTGATGGCTGGGGTTCATACGGAGAATAATATGGCAGATAACATTATACCTACACTATTTGGTTTAACACCAGAGACATATCAACAACAAAGAGCAGCACAGTTAGCTGCAGAACAACAGAAACTTGCATCAGCTGCTGCTGGTCCTGGTACTATGTTGAATCCGTCATTACAGCCTTTGTATGCTCAAGCAGCACAAAGAGGTCAGATGGCTGGTACTGCTTTAGGTGGTATTTTTGGTATGGAAGACCCTCAGTTAAAGATGGTTCGTGATGTTACTCAAATGAGACAACAATTCGACACAACAACTCCTGAAGGTCTACAAAGTTTTGCTCAAGCATTAGCTGCTAAAGGGTATACTGATTTATCTGTACAAGCTATGGATAAATCTAATCAGTTAATGAAGACTGGTGCAGAAGCACAGACAGCACAACAGAAGATTAGCCAAGAGAAGAAACTTCGTGAAGAACTTAATGCACTTGGTGAAAATGCTACTGATGAAGATGTTCTTAAAGTAGTTCGTAAGTTTGGTACACCAGACCAAGTAATGAAAGCTGTTCAAGCTTCTTTAGACAAAAAGAATGCATTGTTGATGAAGCAAGCTGCTGAAGGCGGTACTGGTGCTGGTCCTGTAGGTAAGACAGGTGCATACCGAGATATTGATGGAACTGTCTTTGGTGCAGCAGAAATGAAGCCTATTCGTACAGAATTCTCAGAAGGTCAGAAACTTCTTAAGATGCTTAATGATGTTACTGGTCAAGATATTAAAGATGCAGAAAGTTATGCTGACTGGACAACAGCGGGTGTTACAAAAGGTTTAGCTTCTTCTAAGACATTGACTGCACAAACAAAGATTGCAGCAGCACAGTTGATTGAACAAATTAATAACTTACCTCCTGGCTCTGCTTCTGATGCTGACATGAGAGCAGCAATGAAGAGCTTCCCTGGCTACTCAGACCCAGAATCTTTAAGACTATGGGTAAATAGAACTAAAGCTAAATTACAAAGCAGATTAGAAGATATTTCTGGTCAGTTTAACTTTAATCAAAGAGTTAAGAGTTCTGGTGATGTTACTTTCAGTAAAGGAAAAGGTAAAGCACCTGTTAATTTAGACAGTAATACTGCACAACCTTCTGCTGGTGGTGTTATTAATTTAGATAAACCTCTATAAGGAAATATATGCCTATTTATCAATATAAAGGTCAGCAATATGAAATGGCAGAAACTGACCCTGCAGCGGCTAAAGCAAGAATTGAAGCATATATCTCTAAGCAACCTGCTCAAAGCACAGGTAGCTTTTTAGACAAGTTAAAAGGAACTCCTGATTGGATGGTGTCTAAACCTGGTCAAGGTTGGGATGATGCCAATGCTCAAGCAGCAGGTGGTGATGTAACTAATCCTATGGCTTATTTGTCTGAAGCACAGAAGACTGAGCAAGGTGCATTAGGAAAAGCAACTGGTCAAGTAGTTAATAGAGGTGTTCAGATTGGTGCTGGGATTGCTAAAGGTGCAGTGCTAAATCCAGTTGCAGCTGTAGCAGAATTGACAGGTCAAGGTGGTATTGACTTTTCAAATGAAATGAGAAAATCTTATGAACAGCAAAGAGCTAGTTCAGGTGCTGAAGGTTTTGACTTAGCAGAACTTGTAGGTGCTATTGCTAGTCCAGTTAATAAACTTATCCCTTCTGGTGCAGGTTCAACAGCAACTACAACAGCTCTAAAGGCTGCTGGTGCTGGTGCTTTAGGTTCTGTATTTAACCCAGTAGCAGAAGAAGGAATGACAAATGAAGACATCCTTCGTGAAAAAGGTAAGCAAGCTGCAATGGGTGCTGCTTTTGGCGGTGTCATATCTACAGCTTTCCCAGCTTTTAAAGCAGGTGCTAGAGAGTTGTTAGATAAAGGTTTAGAGATGAAACCAGGACAAGCTTTTGGCGGTCCAATGGGTACTCTAATGAGACAGGCTGAAAGTTTTGTAGACACTGTTAAAGGTGTGTTAGGTAAAGAAGCAACTACAGAAAAAATCAATAAAGTATTTACAGTAGCAACTGTTGACGAAGTATTAGGAAATATTGGTCAGAAACTTCCTAAAGTATATGCTGACGGTCAAGAAGCTGTCAATGCAGGTACAACTATTATTAAAAAAGCATATCCAGAAGCATTTAATAAATTAGGTCAAGTACAGGCTACAGATGATTTTATGTCTGCTGTCAGAGCTATTAAACAAGAAGCCAGTGTTGTTTTAGATGAAACTGAGTTTGCTAAGTTTGAAAAAGAACTACAAAGAAGAGTTATAGATAAATTTACACCAGCTCAAGGTGTTGCCGCAGGTGCTACAGGACAACAGCCAGGTGTGTTACAAATGGTTTATAACACAGACGGTCAAAAATTACACGACATTAAAAAATATCTACAAGCTAAAGTGAAAAATCTTGGAGCAGGTACAGATAGTGAAATGTATGATGCTTTTAAAGGTTTGTCTGATAACTTTAATAATTTTGTTTATAGTGTAGACCCTAGCGGCTCTATTAGAGCAGTAGATAAAGCTTATTCAGAAATTCTTCGTGTTGCAGGTGCGGCAAAATCAGCAGCAAGCAGTAACGGTAACTTTAGTCCAGTACAGTTAGTTAAAGAAGCTGCTTCACAGACAGGTACTTTACAAGGTGGTGGTGGTAAAGGTCCGTTACAAGAATATGCTAAAAAAATGAAAGATGTTATTGGACAAGAAGAAGGAATTAAAGGAACTCCAATTACACCTTCAATGCTTAAAAACTTAGGTGTTGGTGTTGGTCTTGGGTATACTGGTTTATTTAATCTTCCTGTATTAGCAGGTATTGGTACTGCAGGTGTGGCTGCTGACACATTAGGTTGGCTTGCAATGAAAAATCCTGCTTTGTATGAAAAGCTTAGAGAGCAAGCATTAAATCAAACTGGTCGTGCAGCACAGGGTTTATTTGCAATAAGAGAGCAAAACCAATGAGATATATAGTTACAATCATCGTATGTCTATTAGCTGTCGCAGCTGCTCATGGTCAGCCTATTGTAACTGAGTCTACTTCTAATAGTAAGACAAAAGTAGAGTCTCCTCCACCATCAGCGATTTCACCGTCTATTACAACCATCAATAACAAGATGTGTAGTAGCGGTGTTGCTGCTGCAGTGCAAACACAAATATTTGGTATCTCTATGGGTACTACAGTTCGTGATGCTAATTGCGAAATGTTATTAAAAGCTGAGTCTTTATTCAATATGCAAATGAAGACTGCTGCTGTATCTGTAATGTGCCAAGATGCTAACCTATGGTGGGGTATGTGGGATGCAGGTACATACTGTCCAGTAGAAGGTAAAGTAGGTATAGAAGCTAAGAACTATTGGCTTGCTAATCCTAACATGATTCCTGACAGACCAAAGATTAAATGAAATGGATTGTAGCCTTCTTAGCCTGTATTGGCATAGCACAGGCACAAATAGTCCAACATACGATATACGATGATGGGTATGCTAGAGTTCCACTCCAGTTTCCATTCCCTTATCATGGTCGTGTCTTTACTGAATCTTATATGTTCAGTAACGGTGTTGTTGGCTTCCTCAATCCAAACAATAGTTGGTGTTGCACAGGATTCGATTTAAGAACTAGTAACGGTAGTCCATTTGATTTTGCTATCATGCCGTTACAGACTGACCTTATTAACTATGGTCAAGGTAGATTCCTAACTGAAGGAACTCCACAGTATCAGAGGTATAAGTGGGAGAACATCAGTGAATACGGTGCTCCACAGAACTTAAATACTTTTGGTGTTGAGATTAGACCTAGTGGCTACATCGGTATGCACTATGAGCAAGTCAATATCAGTCCTTGGAGACCTGTAACAATAGGTAGAACTGGTAATACATCGGTAGGTGAGTATACACAGTATTATCATGGTCCAGGATTCACTAGTAATGAAATTGTGTCGTATATTACACAATCTACAGGTGATTTATGCTTAATAGACCCTCTATCAAGCTCTAGTTGTCCTGGCTATGCTGCAGCTTATTTGTCTCAGCAATGCTCTTTGAACACTTTGTATAACACAAGCTGTCCAGGTTATGCACAGGCATATTTTGACAATCAATGTAGGATAAGCCCTTTATATGATAGAACCTGTCCAGGATATGCAGAAGCTTATTTCAATCAACAATGCAGCCTTAACTCGCTGTATGACAGAAGATGTCCTGGATACGAAACAGCTTATGCACTTGCTAATGTTGTGTCAACACCAACAGTTACTGTGTCAGCACCAACTGTCCAAGTTAGCACAACAGGTACAGTTGCAGTTGAAACTCCTGTCGTGTCTGACCCAGTTGTCAACGAAGTCATCACAAGACCAGCAACTCAAACGGTAACTACAAATGCAACGAGCACTGTATCAAGTTCTTCGCCTACAAGTCAGGTTGCTCAAGCAGCTCAGACCGAATCAAAGACAGAGAAGAAGACAGAGACAAAACAAGTGGTTTCAACAAAGAAGCCTGAAGCTAAGACTGAAATCACGACGACAGCACCAGTGATTACAGAGATGTATCAACCACCACCGCCTGTGTTGATTGTCGATATGCTGTTTAAGCAAATGGTTAAGAAGCCGATACAAGATAATAACAGGAGCTACTATGCTCTGATAATGGGGAATCAAAGAAAACACGAGGAGATGGTAGATGAGCAGTATCGAAAAAGAGATTAATGTAGCTGGTTTTAGCTTCAAATTAACTAGCAAACTAATGGTCATGATTGTGTCTATTGCACCAGTTGTTGGTGGTGCTTTTTGGGGTGCATTCGAGTTCTACAACGACTATATGAGCATGAGAAGTGCTATTAAGAACTATGTATCTCCTGACTTTACTGAATATGACAAGAAGTTAGCTTTGATGGAAGAATCAACTAACAAAGTGAATGACTATACAAGAGATATCAAGAACGACATTAAGAACGATGTTCGTAGGCTTGAGAAGGTTGTTGAACAGGTTGAGAGAGACGGTAAGCAGTTATCTCGTGAAGTAGACAAAGACCTTCGTGAGATGAGAAAAGAAGTAGATACTAAGATTCGCAAAGCTTTAGATAACCCATTAGCAAACAAGGACTAATATCATGATGACAATCCTATCAACAGTTATATCTTTTCTTATGGGCGGTGTCCCTAAGATATTAGACATCTTTCAAGATAAAGCAGACAAGAAGCATGAGCTTGAACTAGCTCGTATGCAGACTGAAAGAGAAATGCAGATGATGGCTGCTGGCTATGCTGCACAGGCTAAAGTAGAAGAAATTCGCACAGAACAGGTACAAATCAATGCAGATATGCAAACACATATGGCTTTATTGCAGCACGATACTGAGTCAGCTAAAGGTGCTTCTTTGTGGGTTATCAATGCGAGAGCAATGGTTCGACCTGCTATTACTTACGGTATGTTTCTTCTCCTTGTGTTTGTGGATGTATTCGGTTTTCTTTATGCTTTCCATAGAGATGTCGCTTTCGATACAGCATTGAACCTATTATGGGATGATGACTCACAACAAATATTTGCTTCGATTATTGCATTCTATTTTGGCGGTCAGGCATTTAAGCGATGAAAATCAGCGACAAAGTAATTCACATGATTAAACACCATGAAGGGGTTAGGACAAAGCCGTATCAATGTCCTGCTCTTTTATGGACTGTTGGTGTCGGTCATGTGATTGACCCGATGCACGGTCGTTTAAAGCTAGAGGAACGAAGAAATTTACCTATTCCCGATGGTTGGAATAGAACTCTATCAATGGAGGAAGTAGATGATATTCTTAAGAAAGACCTTGCTAGGTTTGAACAAGGTGTGGCTCGCTTGTGCCCTGGTCCTCTTACTCAAGGACAATTCGATGCTCTCGTTAGTTTTTCATTCAATGTTGGGTTAGGAAACTTACAGAAGTCTACTATTCGTATGAAAGTCAATCGTGGAGACTTTGAAGGTGCTGCAGACGGATTCCTAGACTGGACTAAAGCAGGTGGTAAAGTGCTTAAAGGTTTAGTTAGTCGTCGTAACGATGAAAGAGCTTTGTTCTTATCATAAAAAAAGACAGCCCAGTTAAGGGCTGCCATAAAGGTCTCCGAAGAGACTACACAAGGAAACTAGATAGAACAACCACCTGCAGTACAACTTAGCATCTGTGCACCTTCCACATTGTCGTCAAACTCTTTAAAGTTAGCCCAATCAATGCCTTCAGGTTGTAACAGTTTAAGGTTGTTGTAGGTCTTTTCATCACATTCTTCGTATGGTGCTTGTTTGTATGTACCACCATCCATCGGCAAGAATGAAACACCAGTTACTTCATCAAAGTGTTTGTAAACCCATGCTCCAACTTCCATCCATTCATCTTCTTTAACAGAGATAGTCACAGATGGTTTATGTTCACAGTAGTGTCTTTGGAACAACAACCACAACTTCAAATGCTGCAGTGCAGATAAATCATCACGAAGTAAAGCACCATCCGCTACAGCAACAGGGAAACTAAACACTGTTGTTGAATCAGGCTTCATCACACAAGGTTCTGCAACGAATCCAGACTGAATCATGAACTGAGTTAGTGGGTCTTTGTTATCAGCTCGTACCCTACGAATATAATACTTACTGTGTTGAGGATGAATCCCACTTGCAGTAGAGCAAAGCTGAGATACTGTTCCTTCAGGCTTAATAGCGGTAACAGCCACAGACTGATTAATCCCCACTGCACTAGCAAATTCAGCATTAGTAGATACTGCCACATCTTTTAGTTTCTCCAATCTAGCTGGCAACTCTAAGTCGTCAGGGTTATTCAATAGTGCATTATCACAGATACCTGTCATAGATACACCTAATAGAGCTTCTTCCTCAGTGTTCTTCTGCCAAATCTTACGAAGGTATGGAAAGTTAGTTAACGAAGCCTGGAAAGTACCAAGAATCGCTGCAATACGGATTTTACGAGCCAATGAATCCATATCATCATCGCTACGAACAATACAGCTAGATAGATTGCAGAACTGATAAGGACGAAGAATAATCTCACTACAAGGATTTGTACCAAAATCGTAAGTAGCATCCCTACGACCGTTCTTGGCTGCTTGTTTCTGCGATGCATCACGACTAAAGATTCCTCTCTCACCTGAATGTGATTCGTAGATTGATGTCCATTCTCTCATGAACTGACCGATGTATGGCTTCTCTGAATATACTGCAGAGTTGTTAGCCAATGCTCGTTGTCCTTGACCATCCCACCAGTTACCTGCTTTAGCATGAGCCATCTTGTCATCAGACAAATCAGACAAAGAAATCATTGCACTTCTGCGAACACCTCCCACGACAACAACTTCCCCGATTTTACAGAGAACATCATGACATTCCAAAGACGATAGTCTGCGACCTGTTGCATTCCTAAACTTACTAATAACGAATTTGAACAAGTCTTCCAAAGGCTTAGGTCCTGATGCTCTTCCGCCAAATGTCTTGAGTCTCGCACCCGCAGGACGAATTTTTGACAAATCGAATTTTGGAATTTCGCCAGAGTATAAAAGAGCCAATAGTTGACGAAGCGACTTTGCCCATCCTTCTTTACTATCGGAAACAACAATAGTAGTCTCACTATCAAACAACTTATCTGGTACTTCAGGTAATTTATTAACATATTGCTGCTCCACAGAGAATCCTACACCAGTACCGCATAGGAGAATATACATTGCTTCATCAAAAGCTTTAGGGTCGTCAATAGGAAGATACGAGCAGTTAAATGCCGCAATGTTCTGTCTCTCAAGAGCAGGTCCTGCAGTCATGATAGCTCGCATAGACGGCATCACTTCTAAGTTGTTCACTGCAGACTCTAGTTCAGCACGAAGTTCTTTAGTCAAGACATAGTTCTGTTTGTCTTTAAGATGTTGTTCCATAAAATCAAAGTATCGTGCTACTGTTTCATTCCAGTGCTCACGACGACCTTCATCGTCAAGATAGCGACTGTATCTTGATTTAGCGATGAAGTTATTGTATGGACTCATTGTGTATTTAGTCATTATTATTTAACTTCCTTTTCTAGTTTATCGGCATTGTCCTCGATACGGTCTGAGAACATCTCTACAATGTCTTCGCTAGTGATGTTTAGCAACTCTAGCAAAGTTACTTCATCAAGCTCTGTGAGCCGTTCCTTAATCTCGTGTAGCAGTAGCGGCATCTTTTTCCTTCTTGATGAGGTATTCTAAATAGTGTTTAGCTTTTTCCAAATCTTCAACACCGTTCTTATATGGATATCGTAACAGATATTTCAAAACATTACCAGCCCAGAAATTGAGCTGCCATTCTTCGATAATATCCCAAGGCTGAATTGCTTTTCTATAGTGGTTTCCACCTACTTGCTTAGACATAACATCGCCTTGGTCTTCTTGACCTTGAGCATATAGTTTATAAGCATCAGCTAAGGTTTTTGCGGAAGGGGTAGTATTATAACACAGATTTGGCATTGCCACAGGATTGTCAGTAAATTTATTTGTCATTATTATAAACCTTTGATTTTGATACCTTTTTTAACCGCTGTAGTCCCTTGACTCCACGAACCGCAGTCTTTACATTGATACCTTTGATACTCTGCTGTGATTGTTTTATTAATACCTCTTTTTTGTAGATGCTTACTTCCGCATGATGGACATACATGGTCATCCGTTTCGAGATTGCGATTAGGTAACGATTTAATCCACGGCAACAACTTATAGTAAAGCTTTTCCAATAGTATGACATCTTGAATATTGTATTTCTCCATACGACCCCAAGCTGCATTGTCTTTATCCATGCACTTAAGCCAGAGTTCAAATCCTTCATGGTCTACTTTCTTACCTAGTCCTAATTGTTGTGAGACATAATCTAGTTTGTTAGAAGTAAAGCGAAAGTTGCTCCTAACAGTACGAAGTAAATCAATCTTCTTAGAAGGCGATGGTGGATTAAAACCATGAAGTAAGAATTCCTTGTTAAGAATAGGTAAATCGAACTTATTGCCATTATAAGTAACAACACCGTCTGCTTGATTGATAAGTCCATGAATACCTTTCAACATTTTCTTACGAGATGATTTGTGAATAGAATCGAACACAACTTCTTTATCACCGAGCCACTTAGCACAGTAACAAAGAACTTGAGATGAATCTATCATTTGATTGATGCCGATGTTCTGGTCGTATAGACCCCAGACATAAGCACTGTTAGGCGATGTTTCAATGTCAAGTAATAAGATGTTCATTTAGTTTTCTTCTTCCAATCGTAAACAAACCAAGGACCTACAATTTCTAGGGCTTCTACAACCTTTGCAAAGCTTTCTAAATCTTCCTGTCCCCAATTCTTGTCTTTGATGTCTTTCTTCAAAGACTTCGATGTCTGAATCAATCTAGCAGCAACAATCTCATCACAGAAATCATTGTCTATGTCTATTTTAATCTCCATAGCTTTCCTTTCCAATTACTTTTAATAACACATCAATCTGTTTCTTGAGATATTCATTTTCTGCTTCAAGTCTTTCGTTTCTTTCTCGCATATAACGAGCTTCTAGTTCCATTGTTGCAGTCAAGTTCTCGAACTGCTCAATCAGGTCTTTTGCATAACTCATTCGCCACCTGCCATCATGTCAAATAACACTTCAGCATCAATCACTGCCAAAGGTTTACAGCCGTTCTGTTTAACAATAACAATCGGTTCATAGTTGCCATGTGATTTAGCTTGTTCGTAGTAATTGTAGACAGCTACTTTAGCTAGTGACTTACATTCAAAGTTAGCAGGGATTGCATCCTTAGCTGCTTGAGACATTACAACATCTTCGCCATGAGAACCCATAGGGCAGCTACGAAGGTCAAGTTCGCTTAGTTGCGGATATCTTTTTAGTAGCTCTTTGACGACCCACTTTTGTAGGTTTCTTCCCTTTGCTTTCGCTGATTGTGTTTTCACTTGCTAATACCTTTCTGTTCTTAATCCATGCTTTAGGAATGTGCATACGAGCATTTGTTTGGTCGATAGACCATGTAGATGCAAGACACAATGCTTCGTCAGTCTCATCAACAACATAGCCTACAGTGATGCAATGGTGAATCTCTGCCTTTGTCTTTCCTTCCCAGCCTACATCAGCAACAGCATCAATCCAAGACACCTGGATTATCTTTGGGGTGGTTGCCATACATCTCCTTCTTTTCTTTGTAGATAAAGTAGTTGTCCGTTCTCTAACACTCGTTCTGAATCGCCTTCGTAGGCATACATAACAGCATCGTAGAGCTGTTCAACAGTTGTGCAGTCTTTAAGTATTTTAGCACCCTTAGCAGGTCCAATACCTTTTAAACCTTCAATGTTGTCAATTCTGTCACCAGTTAGAATCTGTAGATAAAAGTTGTACCAACCTTCAAACTCAGAGACATAATACTTCTCTCGTTTGCGATAGTTGTAGTGCCAACCTCTGAACTGGTTTAAGTCTTTATCGATGTGAACCATGATGGTTTCATCTTCAGGAAGTTTATAAGCTTCAATGCCAACAGCATCATCAGCTTCTATACCATCTACAACCACAAAACCCCAAGAGGACACTAAGTGCTCTCTCAGGGCTTGTAGGTGTATTGGCTTCTCAGTTGGTCGAGTTCCCTTATATGGGACTGTCTTTGCTAGTTCTACTCGGAAGTTACCCTTACCAGTAAGGAATCCCTTGTAGTCATCGCACTCTAAGTCCATACATAGTTCAACCATTGTTGATTCTAAGCGAGATACTGCTAGGGCTTCATCAATATCATTCGATGAAAACCCTACAGCATAGCACAAAGAATCAGCATCAATGAGAGCCGTTATCATCAGAGGATATCGTCGTCAATATCAGCTGTTGCAGCTTCAGGATTGTATTCCTTCAAGTCTGTGATAACAATTTTCATCAAGCTAGGTGAAATACCTGTCTTGTTTTTCCAAGTCCACTCATAGGCTGATACCAATGCTGTGGCTTTAGAACCGTTAGCAACCAATGCTGTGATGTGATTACCTTTCTCATCAACTGGCTTGATTGGGTTATTGGATTTAACAGTAACAAACCAACCCTTCTCAGGTTTATCTTCTCTCTTACGAACTGCTACACCGATTGCTTCTAATGCTGCTACGGCTTGTTCACTCAAGTTAGTTAAGTCTACTTGGTACTTGCCACTCATGTCTGAAACTTTATCGAAGAAAGCCCATTGGATTTCAGCTGTAAGTTTTACTGGTTTAATGTCACTCATTTGATTCTCCTTAGATACTGCATTAATAAAATACTGCAACTTCATTATACTACATTTTAATGTTTTGTCATTCCACTATGTGAGAAATCTTCCATTCCTTCCACTAAGCCTTCTAACAAATCATCACCTACTTCTACTACTAATTGAACCATGTCATCTGCTTGTAAGGTTGTTTTAATGATGTATGTGTCATTATCATAAGCAATCAGAGTCACAACACCAACAACATTTTGCTCGTCTTCGTAATCGTAGTTCTCGTCTTTCATTAGTGTGTGTCCTTCCAAGTTAGACCTGTCCTGTATTCGCCAGTTAAAGGACATCTCATGTTAAGTTCTTTACCTGCTTGTTCAATAGCCCATACACCGTATTGACCTACTAACTCAGCAGTTTCTTCTTTAGTTTCAATCTGCCATTCATCATGCACATTAGCACAGAACTTGTGAAATATCTTTTCTCGCTTTAGGCGATTAGACAATAACACAACTGCTTGCTTCATGACGATTGCACCTGCACCTTGCAATAGTGTGTTGAGTGCCGAATGCTCCGACCTAACGAGTAGCTTCCGTCCGTCAAGACCTGGAAGCCATGCTTTTTGAGCATAGATACGACTAACCTTTTCTCTAAGTGCTTTAAGTTTCGGTGTGTTGCGAAGAAAACTATCAATGAGCTTTTGTCCTTCTTTCGCACCACCTCCAGTAATCGTCCCGATTTTGGCACTTCCCGCACCATAGAGGAATGCATAGATAAAAGTCTTAGCTTGATTCCTCGTCTCCAGACCTGCAGCGGTTTGGTTCGCTGTGTGTATATCGCCTGATACAACTTCATTTGTATATGCATCGTCATTCATATAGTGAGCCAACATCCTCAGCTCCAAACCTGAAGCATCGATGCCAACTAATCTATTACCTTTCTCTACTGTCCATAAGTTTCTGCATTCAGGTCCATATACAGCACCGCTGTTAGGCACTTGAGCCATATTAGGACTCATGTGAGTCATACGACCAGTCACTGCACCATTGGTGATAACACGACCATGAACCCTACCATCTTTACCAACTGCTTCTAGCCAAGATTCTATCTGAGCTATCCGCTTTTGTAACATCAAGTATTCTGCGATGGCTTTCGCTTCTGGGATGTCGATGCCTTCGAGGGTTGTTTCGTCGACGATGACACTGCCTTTCTCGGTGTGCTTCTTGGGCTTCCAACCTTTTTCTTGGAGTCTTTCTGCGATTTGCTGACGACTGCCTGGGTTGAACGGAGTGATGATGTCTTTGAGTGGTTTTCCTGTTTTCTTATTAGTTCTTCCACTTTCAATTCTGGGAGGAAATATGCTTTCCATTTCAACTTTGATAGCTTCCAACTTAGTCTTAAGTTCACATAGAAGCTCCGTAGCTGCTCTCTCATCAAGTTTAAAACCATTTCGTTCTTGTTCTGCGATGATGATTGCAACTTGGTGTTCGAGGTCGATACTCTTTTGCGAGAAGTCATTCTTCATCTCCTTAGTTAAATGTAAATACAACTGTTTAGTTACTAGTGTGTCTTGTTCACAATACTTAATCATTTCATCTGTGATTCCACCGTCAAAGTCTGTGAACTCACCTTTAGGAAACCCTAGTCGTTGACCCCAAGCAGCTAGGCTGTGTCCGTCTTCTAGCGAAGGGTTATATAGCCTAGACAATACCAAGGTATCAATAACTTGTGACTTTTTTACCTGTATATTCCATAATTTCTTTAATACAGGGAAATCAAAGAATATTCCGTTGTGTGTAATGATTTTATCAGCACGGTTAAGTAAGTCTTGTAGTGCATCACGACCACGAAAACGAGTTACCTTGTCGTTATCAATGTCACGACACACTGCAAGCCATATCTCATCATGTGTGCTGTTAGTTTCTATGTCTAATACTATTCTCATATTTTTATTGTACGATAAATTACTCCATCGTGCCATTGTTTATTTTCAGCTTCAGCAAATCGTTGTTTCAATGTGTCTATGCTCATCAATACTGGCTCATGTCCTTTAAAGCAAAAAGCATATATCAACGGTGCTTTATCGCTTGAATAAGCCGCAACAAGTTGGTCAAGAAGCATTATTTCTTTTAACTTAATATTGGCAGTTCCTTTGACACTAACAACAAATGTCTTTGATGATGTGTTTAAAATATAATCAGGAGAGTTTCTAAGAATTGGGTTTAACCTAAAGAAATTAGGGATATAATTATCGGTAGCATTAGAACCAAATACTGTAGCTACATATCCTTTATCTTTAGCCCACTGTTCAAACAGTTTTTCTCCGACTTGTAAAGACTGTCGTTTAACATAATCATCTGAACCAGTTCCTACTTTAGTGTCAGCCATAATCCCACCTGTGCAAAAGCATAACCAATCCATATCATGGCATTTGGTACAGAACCTTTAGTCAACTGTAGGATACCAACAATAAGATACCCTACACCTGTAGCTCCTACAATGAGTTGCTCAATCATTTCTTAGCTTTCTTAGCTTTAGGTTTGATATCTAAGTCAGCTTTAGTTTCTTCAATCATCTTCTCTAATGGTGTTTTTTCCTCAAATAACACATAAAGTAATTGTTGAATCTCTGGTTCTGTCATTATCCATGATGTGCCATTGTTAAAGAACACATTGCGGTCAATGATATAAGTGATGTTGCTAATGTTAACGACTCTGTCCCCAATTTTAACTATCATACTTTCCTCACTTTAGTCCAAGTAGCGAAATGATGCACTGAGCCAAAGCCATCATAGCAATAGACATAATCACCGCTAAAGTTCTTAATCTTAAACACCATCTTTTCTTTATCACCACCTACGACAAATCTATCACCTTCGTGTAGCTTGTCTAGGTTGCACATATCTGCAATATCGTGTTCGTTAATCATATTTGTTACCTTTTCTAAATTTATCAATCGCTTCATCAAGCATAATGCCTGTTAACCATTCCCAGTTGTTACCACGACCATCACAAGCAATCACAGTCGGTGCAATGACTTCTTCAGGCAAGTCCCATGAGTTAGTCTTTAACCAGTGATATCGTTCTGCATCTTCAAACATCTCACGATTGTCCTGAATGCGAGATAGCACACTCTTGTTCAGTTCTCGTAGTCGTTCAATCTCATTACACAATGCTAGGATGTAGTTGCGAGTAACTGAATACTCGTCATGCTTGGCATAGTTCCTAGCTGCTTCTAATAAATCTTGTTTCATAATTCCTCCGTAGTTTCGAGCATTCTACCTGTATGACTCTGATAAAGCAAATGTCCTGCTTGACCAGTGAAACCGCTAAAGCGATTCTTCAAGACACGAACATGGGTGGTATTTCGTTCAATCATATCCGTTGCCTGTCCGTTTCGTTCTAAACCAATCACTATATCACTAAGTTGTGCAATAGCACCAGAGCCACGAAGTTGTGCTAGTGATGTAGCCGCACCTTCCTCATGTCCTTTGGATTCAGGTCGTTTTAGGTGTGAGACACAAATTAAACTGATACCTGTTTCTTGCACTAGCATACGAAGCTTAGTCATAATTGCATCAAGAGCTTTTCGTTCATCGCCAACATCGCCACCTGATACAATAATACTAAGGTGGTCAAGAAACACATAGCCGCAGTTAAGACCCTTAGCCATGTATCGAACACGATTAACGATATTCTCCAAGCTAGTAGAACCGAAGTGGTCAAATAAATATAGTCTATCAGTTCCCAAGGTTCTATCGAAAGCATCTTTTAACTCCTCTGAGGTTACCTCGACATCAGGTAAATGAATTGGTCTATTGACTGCTAAAGACATTAGACTTCGTGCTGTCTTCCTGACCCCTTCTTCAAGGAACATGAGACCGATATTATCAGTAGTCTTGTTAAGAATGTGCCATACGATTTCTCGTAAGAATTGAGATTTCCCAAGACCCGACCCAGCAGTGACCATGACAAGCTCACCCTTTCTAATTCCATAGGTAAGTTTGTTGAGAGCTTCGTAGGGATAATCGCAGTCAGCTTTCTCAATAGGTGTAGATACAACTTCCCAGAGTGAGTTACCTTGAATAATCCCATCAGGTATATAAGACTCAGCAGACCAAAAAGCATCAATGAATTCTTTAGTCGAGTTAGTCTTAAGATAATCACAGGCATCTTTATAACCTTTCTTATGTTTCATCACTTTGACTTTACCGCCAAAGAGTTCTGCGACTGCTTGAGATGCTTTTAAGCCAGGCTCATCACCATCAAAGCAGATAACAATGTTCTCAAAGCTATCAATCCACTCATATTGAGCTTTGCAGTCCTTTAGAGCAGCACTAGCACCGTTACGGATAGAAACACATGGATACTTACTGCCTTGCATCTGATAAGCAGCTAGAGCATCTAATTCACCCTCGCAGATAGTTAGATAGCGACCACCTTTAGTGAAGTTCTGTTGTCCGAACAGTGTTGCATCTTTAAAGTCTCCTGCAATCGAGAATTGTTTGTTCTCAACATCACGAGTCTTCACTGCAACCATTAAACCATCAGCATCATAGTAAGGGTAATAGTGCTTATCTCGTGCCTGTTTTACTCCATAAGCTAGGCAAGTAGACGAAGTAAGACCACGGTCAGAGATAGAAGTAGAAGAAGCAGAGTCATAAAATTTAATATCCTTATTCATAGGTTTCTTTATAGGTTGAATTGTTTTTGAATCGCCATTGGTGTAGGTTTCACAACTAAAACACCATGTGTGCCCATCATCATAAGTAGATAAAGCATCTTTACTACCACAATCAGGACATGATGAGTGTCCAGTGAATTTTGATTGAGTTACTTCCACTTTTTCAAATCCTCAAGTTGATATTCTCTTAAATAAGCATCAAGAGCATCAGCAATTAAACTACTGTGTCGTTCATAGTCGCATTCGATGTTACTAACGATTCTCTTAATCTCTCTGTCAGTCTCTCTAACTTCTTTCTGCATAGCTACCCAGTGAGGGTCTTGTTCTTTCTCTTTAAACCAGTCTTCAATCTGTTTCTTTACTTTGTCAAAGTTAATATCGTTGTTCATTTCTCACTCGCTTTCTTTAGTATTGCTTCTTCATGTCTTTCAAAAAGTTCTTCTAAAGCATCACTAATTCTTTCAAGGTATTCAAGTCTATCCATTTTGTTTAATCTTTCTTCAGCCCATCCCTCGCCTAATTCATGTTTATTTTGTGTGTAAATTAAACTGCCCATTACAATTTCATTTAATGTTCTCATTTCTCACTCGCTTTCTTTAGTATTGCTCTAGCAAATCCAAAATAAGATTGCTGATGTGTATAAGGTGATTCCATTGTTTCAATGTATATCTGTCTTATTTCCTCATCACTTAACTCTCTTGGTGCGGTGTAGAGTGGGATTAAACCGCCTTTGTCGTATTCGCTTAATTCTTCATATTCGCTTTGACTATAAACAAAGCAATTTGTTTCTTCATCTATCCATGCAACAGGTTTTACCATTTTGTTTCTACTCCTTGTATAACCCTTTTAGGGAATTGTTGTTCTAACCAAAAGCACCTGACATCACCCTCATAGGATAGACCAATATATCCTACCCATTTAACCCCATACTTAGTGAAATCAGTGCATCTATCGACATTCGCTATCGGTGTCGCTACTGTGTTAAATAGAAACCCCATAACAAAAGACAACAAGACAATCGTTACTTGTTTTAACATGGCTCTAGTTTGTCCAGTTTGTTGTCTAAAATGTTCGCTAAATCAGCCATTACCTCGTCATAGCCATATTGTAAGACCAACTCAGCCATATCGTGTAAGACATGATGTCGCATAAATTCGTCATGTTCTTCTTTAGTCATAGTGTGTAAATGTATCATAGTTCCTCCTGTGTATAGACACCTTAGTTCTTGACATTGTAAAAGTCAATAGTTAAGACAAAAATAAATAGCTTGACAACATTTTTAAAGTTCATTATAATGCTCTCTATAAGGTTCTTTACTGAATGTTCTCTGTAAGGGTGATTATTAATAGTTGTTACTCTATAGAGTGTCATCATAGGTCTATATAGGGCTAAAGTGTTCATCTTTCGTCCCACATATCCTTATAGTAATCATCTTCAAAGTCATCCTCAACTAAACCCTCATAGTCATCTACTAGGTCTTCTAATGCAGTATCTACCTCTCCTATCAGGTCTGGTCTAACCTGCACAGGAATACCGCTATCTTTAAGACATACAGAGCATAACTCTACAAATTGCTTAGTGATAGCATGGCGAATAGTTACCTCATAATCACTCAATGATTCGTTGCAACATAAACATCTCATAAAACCCCCTAGAATCGTTTAAAATAGCTTAGTTAATACCAAGATATAGACTATACCATAAAAACAGCTTAAAAGTGCCTTAAAATAGGTTTAAACAGTGTTTTAGAGGTCAGAATAGCCTACCTTTTTCACTGCTAACTGATAAAGGCTTACTTTTGGTGGTTGCAGTGTCTTAATTTCCACCAAGTAATCACCGCTTGTTAAATGCTTCACGGCTTCATCATGAGACATAAAGATTCTAATCAAATCCCCATCTGAATCCCTTAATTCGTATTTCTTAATCATTGATTGCACTCCGTCAGTTGTTTTATAGCATCTTCTACCGCTTCAATATCTAGCTTTTGGATATCAGCCCATAAGAGTTGATTGTATCTAATATAGTCTTTTGTGTCATAGTCATAGCGACAGATTGTATATAGGCTCTGTCTAAGTGTGTCTAATCGTGTCATAGCATATCCTTAGTCAATCTGAGTTCCTTAGCATAGAGCATGGTCATAGGTGCAAATTTAAGCATCAGTTTCCGTCTAGCATCTCTAGGCATCTTTTCCTTTTGTAAGCCCTTGAAATTAGGTTTATAGCCATCTTCACCAGTTGCAACCTTATAGACTAAAACAGTTGCTTTCCCTGCGGTGTGCAGTTCTTTAGGCTTTAGCTCTTCGCCAACCTTAACGAGCACACCAGTGGTGTATAGATTGTTCACAGTGTTTCTGACTGATTGAGGGTCTAATAGCTTGTAGTCTGTGCAGTATTTAATCACATCATATAAAGTCATATGCTTATCACCCATAAGACCTAAGACAATAGCCCTTTTAGTTTGTTTAATCATTTCTTAGCCCTTTCAGTTGGTGGAAGCCAGCCCATAGCCTTAAACCTAGCGAGAATATCGTTGTATTTGTGATACTCCCAAGCCTTATCGTTAATTGGTGGGTTTTCGTTGGTGTATTTGCTTGGTTTAATCTTTTTCATTCTGTTACCTCGCTAATCTCATCTAGTTGCCAGTTACCGAACTCAGGTAATTCCTGCCAATCATCGCCATAATCATTCTCCCAACCAATCCTCCTAGCCTCTTCCCAAGATTCTGCTTGCACTTCTTTGACATAGTAAACCTCATGGCTTGCATAAATTCTATAAGTTTTCATGGTAAAACCTTTCCTGTGTGGTCTTGAATCAATGTTCTAATTTGTTCTAGTAGTTCATGGTGTCTATTTGACTTGTAAAGCTCTGCCCAGTCGTCTAGCAACTGTTTACCTTGCCCAACCCCTAAGACAATATATTTCTCGTTCTCTAGCTCGTCTATGAGTTCGTCGAAGTCTAAATCGTTGAACTTGACATCAATCTCTACTCCGACATCTGTATAAATTGTGAACATACGACCTCCTTAAAACTGTCTAAAAACATAAGAGCCAGTAATAGAATAACCTAGCACCCAAGTTTGGTTACTTAGCCAGTCATACATATCTTTTGAAGACTCTTCAAGATTTACATTGTAAGACTGTTTTATTTCATCTTCGGACATCTCGCAGAAGTCACAACATATAGCAATTGGGTCAAAGTCTAGTTCTTTGCCAGTGTCTTCTTCGAACTGTTCCAGTCCTTCAAATAGAATCTCTAAGCCCTCATAAGTAAAATTATTAGGTCTTAAAGCCATCATCCCATCACGGAACTCGTAAAAATTTACTGTGGTTTTCATAGTCATATACTCCTGTTTAATTAGACAAATATTCTTTTAACCATTTTCTCGCATCAGTTAGCTTGCGAGTGTTTAGCCTTGTTATTTCTTCGCTAGTGTTTAAGTCTGTTACAATATACACATTTTGATAGCGGTCAAACTCAAACCCATAAGTAGTGCCGTTAAATTTTAATGTTCCATCTTTAGCATTACTAGCTTGCTTTCTAGCTAGGTCTAAGCATTTGTTTATGTCCATTATTGATACTCCTGTGTTTAGTTTGTTTGAGTTAATACAACCGCCCAAAGATAGCCTAAGCTGATAGCTAAGACTGCCATAGTTACTGTGTTGATAATTAAGTTTTTCATTGTGTGCCTTTCTGTTAGTGTTGCTAGACTGTAAAGCTAAATACTTACATGAGCATTACAGGTATAAATCTTGTCTAAGACCCTATCGCTAGGGTTTCGGATACTAAATCCTCGTCAGTTAGACTTTAGCGAATCTAGGGACAAAATTGTCCTTGTTGTAGATGCCAATCACATCATGCTTGAATGAGTAGAGGTCATCAGTTGCAAGCATTCTTTCAAGGTCTAAAGGTGTGCTAGACCTTAATTGATACTCAGCCAAGGCAATTCCTAAATCAATGTCAAAATGCTCTGGAAGTGTCTGTGTTGTTACTGATACGAATTTGTCTGCTACTTGTCTGACTTGTGCTAGATTTGCTTTCATGGTTTAACCCTTTCAATTACTGGTTAGCTTTATTGCTTACCATGACTACATTCTAGGCAATGAAACTTACTGAAACCTTACAAACAAGAATTATTTCTAACAATTATTTCTATCGCTATTCAGTTCTTGATAGTCTATAACTATTGTGTCTAATGTCTTATAGATGAGTTATCCTATGTCTTATATAAGAGTTAAATGAGAATCATTACTATCTGTCTAGTCTGTCTTAGGTTACCTTTTAGAGGTGCTACATCACCCCATACATTCGAGCCTGTGGATAACTATATTGACTCTGTCCCTAATTATCTTGGTTAGTCTTCACTAACTATGCTGACTCTGTCCCCAATTAAGACAATGATGTAAGTGAGTGCTTACTTCAAAGACATGGGGGGAGGGGTCTATGATGTCTATGATATTTGAAGTAGCTCTCTAGGCACACGAAAAAGCTAAAATGACCTATATTGCAATGCAGTATGAATACTTAGTAAATAATTGATAATAAAGAACAATAATGAACAATGACAATATCATAACTAAAATTAATAAAGGAATGAAGAAACTGCACACTTTAGGTCTTGCGGAGCACCTATAAAGACTATGAAGGTCCGCTAAGGTCAATACTGTGCTCTTTAGGTACTTTGTCAGATTCAAGGTAACTTTCTTTGTCGAAAGTACTTGACAAGATTGACATACTTTGTTATAATAGTTTCTATAGAGCACAAATGCATTCTGTAGCACTCTAAGACTAATTAACCACCCTGACGAAAAGAAACTAAATCAGAGGTCTTCAACAAAGTGCTATAGAACTCTATAGAGTCTATATAGTATATAGGACTCTGCACAAAACAAATCTTTTTGTTTGTCTTTTAATAATTGTCTTTCCCTATTGGGATAAAAGGATACAATGTCTGACACTGTCGAAACTAAAGTCCGCAAAGGACGACCACCAAAAGCAGCCATTGCTGCCAAAAAGAAGGGTGGGCGAGGTGCGGTCGGAAGACCTCAAGGCGATAGCGGTAGGATACAAGAATTAAAAGCTAGGTTACTTGCTACCACAGGTGACAAAGTTATTAACAAGATTGTAGAGATAGCCATGACGGATGGACATCCTGTACAGGGTGCAGCATTGAAGATGTGTATTGACAGGGTATTACCTTTGTCTTACTTTGATAAGGACAAGCAAGGTGGAAGCACTCCTCAAATTAGTATTAACATAACATCTATTAGCGAGCCAAAGATAGAACAAGCAGATATAATAGATACTGGTATAATAGATGTAGAATCAAGAGAAGGCTAGGTCGACGGACCGAAAAGGAATTAACCTGATTCCCTGCCTAATCTAAACTTCAGGTAATAACAGAGGTGTTATATGTATAAAGTTTGTAAGAAGTGCAATAAAGAACTACCGTTAGTCTGTTTCAGTAAACACTGCAGATTTAAAGACGGATTAAGAACAAGATGTAAAGAGTGTGAGTCAGTAGATGCAAAAGAAAGACGACAACAAGCTTTACAAGAAGACTATGAAGGTACTCGTGAAAAAGAACGAGCTTCAAATCTTCAAAGGATGTTTAAAATAAGTATTGAGTTTTGGAAAAAGAAAGCAAAAGCCCAAGACAACAAATGTGCTATTTGTAATAAAGAATGTATTACTGGTAAACGGCTTGCTGTTGACCACGACCATGAAACAGGTGCAATTAGAGATTTACTTTGTAGCAACTGTAATCAAGGTTTAGGTAAGTTTCAAGACAGTCCACAACTGCTAGAGAAAGCAGCGGAATATTTGAGGAAACATGGCAGAACTTAATTTTGCATTACTGAAGTGGCAACAAGAAGTATTTAAGGATACAACCAGGTTTAAAGTTATTGCTGCTGGTCGTCGTTGTGGTAAGTCAAGATTATCTGCAGTGACCTTGTTGATTGAAGGTATTAACTGTCCTGAAGGTTCTGCGGTGATGTATGTTGCACCAACCCTCGGACAAGCCAGAACAATTATCTGGGATTTGTTGAATGAGTTAGGTAGACCGATTATCAAGTCTGCACACATCAACAACCTAGAGATTACTTTGGTGAATGGTCGTAAGATATTAGTTCGTGGTGCGGATAACCCTGACTCTCTTCGTGGTGTGTCCTTGTCGTATTTAGTAATGGACGAGGTAGCTTTTATTAAAGCAGAGATTTGGGAGAAGGTTCTTCGTGCTGCTTTGTCTGATAAAAAAGGTAGAGCTATGTTCATCTCTACTCCGTCAGGAAGAAACCACTTCTATGACTGGTATCAGCTAGGACAAGGCGGTGAGGATGAAGAATGGAAATCATGGCACTTCACCACTGCTGATAATGAAACGATTGACCCTAAAGAGATTGAAGCTGCTAAGAGAACACTATCAAGCTTTGCTTTCAATCAGGAGTATTTGTCTTCCTTCAACAATGCTGGTGCAGGATTGTTTAAAGAAGAATGGATTAAGTTTGGTGAAGAACCACAGTTTGGTAGTTGGTACATCGCAATCGACTTAGCTGGTTTTGAAGGAGTTGCTAAGAATGCTTCTGCCGCTAAGAACAGACTGGATAAATCAGCGATTGCTTGTGTCAAGGTTACTGACGATGGTGATTGGTTTGTAGATAAGATTGAGTCTGGTCGATGGGATATCGAAGAGACTGCAACCAGAATTCTTAAGAATATTGCACAGTATGAGCCAATGGCTGTTGGTATTGAAAGAGGTGCTCTTAAGAATGCTGTGTTACCGTACTTAAGTAACTTGATGAGACAACATAATTGCTTTGCTCATATACAAGACTTAACACACGGTAATAAGAAGAAAGTAGATAGAGTTATTTGGGCTTTGCAAGGACGGTTCGAGCATGGCAAAGTAATTCTAAACTGTGAAGGTGACTTTGACGAGTTTGTTGACCAACTGTTAATGTTCCCTACACCACAAGTACACGATGACTTACCTGATGCACTGTCGTACATCGACCAACTAGCTGTGACTAGCTATAACTTTGATGAAGATGGTGGAGATGAGTGGGAAACTTTTGATGTTATTTCGGGATACTGATGGATATTTCAAAACTAGATAATTGTCCTTTACCTCTTCAGAATAATAAGCTGAATGTAAAGAATCATCTTTCAACAATCGCAGAGCACGGCTTAGGTCCAGCAGACCCTAGACAGCCTAACGAAGACTTTTGGAGACAGAAAGCTTTGAAGTGGAACTGTTCTGAAGGAGATGCTCGTGGTCGCCTATGTGCTAACTGCGAACACTATGTCAACACGACAGAGATTCAAGACTGTATCGCTAACGGTCCAGCATTTGAACTTAAAGCTTCACAGTTACCGTTAACACCTAAGTGGGCTGACATCGAATCACATCCAGTCGCTTACTGCACACTATTTGATATTACTTGTTCTCCAGTTCGTACTTGTGATGAACAAGAGATGGGTGGTCCGATTGATGACCAACGAATGAAAGCAATTAAAGAAAATCCAGAGTCAATGGATTATGAAGACCCTTTTAAAGATTCTACAGAGGAAGAGTAATGGCAAAGATGATTGACAACAACGAAGGTACTAAGAGCTGGGACGAACCTAGCGAATCTGACAAAGAGATTGTATCTTTTGTCGTATCACACACAGACCGCTGGAGAGACCACAGAGACCAGAACTTCTTAGAGAACTGGAAAGAATACGAAAGAATCTTCCGTGGTGTTTGGGATGCTTCTGACCGTACTCGTGAGTCAGAGAGAAGTCGTATTATTAGTCCAGCAACTCAGCAAGCAGTAGAGACTCGCCATGCTGAAATTATGGAAGCTATCTTTGGTAACGGTGAATACTTTGACATTAAAGATGATGTCAAGGACATGAACGGTAACAAGATGGACATTGAAGCAATGAGAAGTTTGCTTCGTGAAGATTTAGAAAAACATAAGATTCGCAAGTCTGTTGACCAGATTGAGTTGATGGCTGAAATCTATGGTACAGGTATTGGTGAGTTAGTTGTTAAACAAGAAGTAGAGTTTATTCCTACTACTCAACCTATTCCAGGCTCACAACAAGCTGCTTACGGTGTGTCTGAAAGAGAATATTTCTGTGTTAAGACAGTACCAGTAAATCCTAAGAACTTCTTGATTGACCCTAATGCAACATCAGTGGACGATGCTATGGGTGTTGCTATTGAGAAGTTTGTGTCTATTCACAAAGTTGTTGAAGGAATGGAAAAAGGTATCTATCGTAAGGTAGACATTGGTCCTTCAGGAAATGATGACAACTTAGAAGCTACTCAAGATTTAGTTGAGTATCAAGATGATAAAGTTAAGCTATTAACTTACTATGGTTTAGTTCCTAAAGAGTATTTAGACCAGATGGAAAATGAAGGTGAAGAAGTTGTAGACTTATTCCCTGAAGATTCTACTGCTGATACTTATTCAGGTCTTGTAGAAGCTATTGTAGTGATTGCTAATGATGGTTTGTTGTTGAAGGCTGAGAAATCACCTTACATGATGCAAGACCGTCCAGTAGTAGCTTATCAAGACGACACAGTTCCTGGTCGTTTCTGGGGTCGTGGTACAGTTGAGAAAGCATACAATATGCAGAAAGCTATTGATGCACAGCTTCGTAGCCACCTAGACTCATTAGCATTGACTACAGCACCAATGATTGCTATGGATGCTACTCGTCTACCTCGTGGTGCTAAGTTTGAAGTAAAACCTGGTAAAGCTATTTTGACTAACGGTGCTCCATCAGAGATTCTATATCCGTTCCAGTTTGGTCAAACAAAGCAAGACAATGCTGCAGCTGCAAAAGAATTTGAAAGAATGTTGTTACAAGCAACAGGTACTTTAGATTCTCAAGGCTTAGTATCTGCTGGTACTCGTGAAGGTGGTGGTCAAGCGATGACTGCAGCTATGGCAAGCATCATCAAGAAGTACAAGAGAACTTTGACAAACTTCCAAGAAGACTTCTTAGTTCCTTTGATTAAGAAAGTAGCCTTCCGCTATATGCAGTTTGACCCTGAAAGATACCCTTCTGTCGACATGAAGTTCATTCCGACTGCTACTTTGGGTATTATGGCTCGTGAATACGAACAACAACAGCTAATTGGCTTGTTACAGACTCTAGGACCTAATACTCCTGTGTTGCCAGTGATTCTTAAGGGCATTATTGCTAACTCTAGCTTGTCTAACCGTGCTGAAATGGAAGCTGCTCTAGAGAAAATGAGTCAACCTGACCCTCAACAGGCTCAAATGGCTCAGATGCAAGCTAAAATGCAGATGGAACAGGTTCAAGCAACTACTCAATCTCTACAAGCAAGAGCACAAAGAGACCAAGCAGAAGCTGCTAAGACTGTTACAGAGACTCAGTTGATGCCTGAAGAGCTAAAAGTGAAGGTAATCAGCTCATTGTCTACCAACATTGATGGTCAAAATCAAAACGATGAGTTTGAGAAGCGAGCAAAGATTGCTGAATTGATGCTAAAAGAGAAAGACATCAATAACAAAGGCAAGATTGTAGAGCTACAGATGCAAAAACAGTCAAATAATGCTTGACAAACTGACTAAAGTGTTGTAAAATAGCAACATTATTAACCCATTCTCCTAAAAAGGACAAAGAATGATAGACAAAAAATTACAAAGCTATTATGAAGAGAGATTTTCAATGATGGCTACCAAAGGTTGGCAGGATTTGATGGAAGATGCTGAGAATATGTTCAAAGCACTCAACAATGTCCTACCAATCCAAAACGAAACAGAGTTGCAGCTTAAAAGAGGGCAACTAGACATCCTAAACTGGATTCTAACCCTCAAAGAAAGCTCAACTCAATCCTTCGAGCAGCTCATGTCGGGAGACAGCAGCGATGACTCGTAGGATGTATGAGTTCCAGTGTGAAGCTGGACATATTACAGAGAACTTAGTTGGTTATGAGACAACTGTAGTTCCATGTAGTGCTTGTGGCAACGATGCGAAACGAATCATTTCGACACCTCGTATCTCATTGGATGGTACAGACCCAGTGTATGTATCAGCTCATGAGAAATGGGCTAAGAATCGTGAAGAAGCTCGCAAAGCTGAACAGAAGCGAAATCAAGCCTAAGATACCTCGAAAGAGCCTTAGAACATAAATCCTAAAATCACTTGATTCGGTGACAGGAGACTTTAAATGGCAGCAAATTTTGTAGAACAGGAAGAATTGTTTCCTAATGAAGAGCAAGAAGTAGTACAACAGCAACAAGCAGATGCTCCAGAAGCACAACCTGCAGCAGTTAGTGAACCAGTAGAAGAATTACCAGAGAAGTACAAAGGTAAATCAGCTGCTGAGATTGCAAAGATGCACATTGAAGCTGAAAAGCTGATTGGCAGACAAGCAAACGAGGTTCACGAAGTACGAAGCCTTGCAGACCAGTTATTGAAACAACAACTCGAATCCTCTAAGAAAGCTGCAGAGCCTATTGAAGAATCGCTAGACGAAGACTTTTTTGCAGACCCTAAACAAGCCGTCGCAAGAACAGTTGAGAAGCACCCTGCTGTAATTGAAGCTAGACAGGCTGCACTCGAAATGAAGAAGATGAAAACTGCTCAACAATTAGCAGCTAAACATCCAGACTTTGGAACTATTGCACAAGATGCTGGTTTCCAAGATTGGGTTAAATCTTCATCAATTCGTTTGAACCTATTTGCTAAAGCAGATGCTGAGTATGATTTTGAAGCTGCTGATGAATTGTTGTCTACCTACAAGGAGATTAAACAAATCAAACAACAGCAACAAGTTCAACAAGCAACTAATGCTGATTTAGTAGAGAGTAAAGCTCAATCACAAGCAATGAAAGCTGCATCTGTTGATGTCGGTGGCAGTGGCGAGGTAAGCCGTAAAGTATATCGTCGAGCAGACCTAATTAAATTGAGAATGACAGACCCTGATAGATATATGCAAATGTCTGATGAAATCATGCAAGCATATGCTGAAGGTCGAGTCAAGTAATTTTAGAACTTATTTTTTAAAGGATTAAATATCATGGCAGTAACAGCAGAAACATTCCCAGGAAGTTCATCTTCTATCGTAACAGCTTCTAAAGCAGGTACTTTCATTCCAGAAATTTGGAGTGATGAGGTTATCGCTGCATACAAGAAGAATATCGTTTTAGCAAACTTAGTTCGCAAGATGTCATTCCGTGGCAAAAAAGGCGACACACTTCATATTCCAAAGCCAACTCGTGGTTCAGCAAATGCTAAAGTTGCTGCTACTGCAGTTAAGATTCAGGCTGATACAGAATCTGAAGTACAAGTTGTTATCAACAAGCACTATGAATATTCTCGTTTAATCGAGGACATCACTGCTGCTCAAGCTTTGGCTTCTCTTCGTTCTTTCTACACAGAAGATGCTGGCTATGCATTGGCAAAACAAACTGATGACGACCTATTTGGTTTAGGTAAGTCTTTCGGTGACGGTGATGCTTCTGACTGGACTCACTCAAACAGCTATTTCATCGATGCTTCTACTGGTTTGACAGCTTATGCAGTTGACACAGTAACAACATCTGATGTATTCACTGATGAAGGTTTCCGTAAGTTGATTCAGTTGATGGACGATGCTGATGTACCAATGGACGGTCGTAAGTTTGTAATCCCACCATCATTGAGAAATGCAATCATGGGTATTACTCGTTACAACAGCTCAGACTTCGTTGACGGTCGTTCAACACAAACTGGTTTGATTGGTTCATTGTACGGTATCGATGTGTTCGTATCAAGTAACTGCCCAGTAATCGAAACTGCTGCTGAAAACTCAGCTGGTGATGCGGTTAAAGGTGCATTGTTGTTCCATACAGACACAATGGTTCTTGCTGAACAAGTTGGTGTTCGTTCACAAACTCAATACAAACAAGAATACTTGGCTAACCTTTACACTGCAGATACATTGTACGGTGTGAAGACAGTTCGCCCAGAAGCTGGTTTCGTATTGGCTGTAAACGGCTAATAGCTGACTAAGATTCCCTGCTTCGGCAGGGGTCTTTTTTAAGAGTTCCACAGAGAGCTTTTAAATAAGACATGAAACATTGCTATAAATGTAAAACATTTAAACTACCGACAGAATTCGGTAAAAACAAATCTCGTAAAGACGGTTTGTCTGATGAGTGTAGGCTCTGTAAACAAAAACAAGATAGAGAATATGCTGCTAAAAACAGAGAAGCAGCAAAACAAAGAGCAAGTTCTTGGTATTATAATAATTTAGAATATGCTTTAGAAAGAAATAAAAACACATCTAAAAGATGGCGAACAGAAAACAAAGATAAGAACTGTGCAAAATCTACTAGGTATAGAGCTAAAAAGTTACAAGCAACACCTAAATGGCTAACAAAAGAGCAGCACAAACAAATAGAGTCTTTTTATTGGTTAGCTAATTTACAATTCGAGTTAACAGATACACAGTATCATGTTGACCATATTGTTCCTTTAAAAGGTAAAACAGTGTGCGGTCTTCATGTTCCTTGGAATCTACAGGTTATACCTGCTTTAGAAAATATTCGCAAAGGAAATAAAATTGTTTTATAACAGTCCTAAACAAAAGCACTTATGTTGTGCGATTTATCGTGGAGCAGGTGGTGCAGGAGATGCAACTGGTGACTCAGCCAGTGAAGCTCTATTAGTTCGTGAGCTAGCTGCTGAGGTTGAGATTGATGCTGCTGCCGCTGCCGCCGCTAAATTAGCTGCCGAAGCTGCACAAGCTGCTGCTGAAGCTGCTCAGGCTGCTGCAGAGACTGCTGAAGCCAATGCTGAGACTGCAGAGACTAATGCTGAAACCGCTGAAACCAATGCTGAAACTGCTGCAACAAATGCGGCTAGTTCTGCTTCAACTGCGACTACAAAAGCCAGTGAAGCAAGCACCTCAGCAACTAATGCAGCATCGTCTGCTTCAGCAGCTTCGACATCTGCGACATCTGCGGCTTCATCTGCTTCTTCTGCTAGTACATCTGCATCTAATGCTTCTACTAGTGCGACTAATGCCGCTTCTTCAGCGACTTCCGCAAGTAGTTCAGCTACCAGTGCTGCTTCTAGTGCTTCCTCTGCTTCAACATCAGCATCGACAGCCACTACTAAGGCATCTGAAGCATCAACTTCTGCTACCAATGCAGCTACTAGTGCAACTGCTGCACAAACTGCTGAGACTAATGCAGAGACTGCAGAAACAAATGCTGAGACGGCTCAAGCAGCTGCTGAATTAGCCGCTAGCAATGCTTCTACATCAGCTACCAATGCTGCATCTAGTGCATCATCAGCAAGTACATCAGCAAGCAGTGCTTCAACATCAGCAACCAATGCAAGTAACTCAGCTTCTGCTGCAGCTACAAGTGCTACCAATGCTTCTAACTCTGCTAGTGCTGCTGCAACATCAGCAACTAATGCAGCTAACAGTGCTACTCTAGCTGCTAGTTATACACCATCTCAAACAGGTAATGCAGGTAAGTACTTAACTACTGACGGTACTAATACTAGTTGGGCTACTGTATCAGGTTCTATCTCTGTTACTGGCGGTGATTTAACTTTATCTGGTAATACAGGCACTGCAATCACAAATGCAACACTAGCAACAGTTAATAGTAATACAGGTTCATTCGGAAGTGCATCAGCTATTCCAGTCATTACTGTTAATGGTAAAGGTTTAATCACTGGAGTAACTACTGCTACTGTTGCAGGTGGTCAATACTTTGGTAGTGCATCTACTAAAGCGATTGCTTATAACTCACAAACTATTGGTGAGAATGTCACAGTAACTTCTGGTAACAATGGTTTATCAGCAGGTCCTATAACTATTTCTTCAGGCTACACAGTAACTGTAGAGTCTGGTGCTAACTGGGTGATTGTATAATGGCTTTTACTATATCAGGAACAAGTGGAATTAACTTAGGTACACAGCCTTTAACAGGTTCATTACCTGATGCCAATGCTCCAAGTGGCAGTGTTGTTCAAGTTGTTAATAATACTTTAACAGGTAACTCATCAACAACATCAACTTCTTTTGTTTCATCTTTTTTGACAGCAACAATTACACCTTCAAACTCAGCTAATAAGATACTTGTGATTGCTAGAGGAATTGGTTTAATTTCAACCTCATCTGGAAGAACTGTTTATACTATCTATAGAAACTCAACAAACTTAGGAAATGATGCTGGTTTTGGATTTATTGGAGAAACAACAAATGCTTACTTTACAGTTTCAACATTAGACTCCCCTTCAACAACTTCTGCAACAACATACACAGTTTATTATAGAGTTAATACAGGTACAGGATATATTGGTGATACTATAGGCGGTATTCCAGCATATGCTTCTATTACACTTATGGAGATTGCAGCATGATGTTACACGAAGCTATCTACCAACTTAATCCTTTAATCGTTACTATTCGTGGTGATGTTGCTTATGATGCTAATGAACAAGTAGTTGAATACGATTTAGCCGCTGCACAAGCATTAGTAGTTGCTAACGAATACAAAGCACAAAGAGCTGCAGAATACCCAGACTTCAGAGAATACTTAGACGGTATCGTTAAAGGTGATGCAGCTCAGGTTCAAGCCTATATTGATGCTTGTAATGCTGTTAAAGCTAAATATCCTAAAGGAACAGTATAATGGCAGTTAAATTAAATTCCTCTAGCGGTGGTTCAGTTACTCTACAAGAACCTACTACTGCTAGTAACTATACTCTGAGTTTACCTGCACAGACTGGCACTGTTATTACTACTGCATCTACTTTTGCGGGTACTGGTCCAGCTTTTGCTGCTAATAATTACACTGGCTCAACTCAATCTATTTCAGCTGGAAGCTGGGTAAAAGCCACAATGACCAACGAGCTTTTTGATACCGCAAACTGTTATTCCTCAAGTCGTTTTACACCTACAGTTGCTGGATATTATCAGTTTAACGGAACACTCCGAGGTGAAGGTACAAGTGTTTCTACATTTGTTGTTGAATTTTATAAAAATGGTACTTCTTATTCACGAGGAGGACAAATTAGCTCAACTTCTTCTGGAACAATGGTTAACCACTCAGATTTGATTTATTGTAACGGAACAACAGATTATGTTGAGTTTTATGTTTTTATCAACGGAGCTACAGCAGGTATAGGCGGAGCTGACCCAGCAGTTAATACTAGATTCAGCGGATTTTTAGCGAGGACTGCATAATGAGTTTATATGAAAAAATTAAAGCTATCTATCCAGAACTTACTGTTGAAGATTTCCTAAGTGTAATAAGACTTCAGAACGATTCAGATGGTCGTGGAGACTATATTGCTAAATGGGAACACCCTACATTAGCTAGACCAACTGAGGAGCAATTAGCATGAGTTTAAGTATTAGCGGCAGTCAGATTACTTTTCCTGATGGCTCTGTTCAAGGCACAGCACCGAATGGGTTCAAGAATCGTATTATTAACGGTGCGATGGTCATAGACCAAAGGAATGCTGGTGCTAGCGGAACTGGAACAAATAATTTTCCAGTAGATAGATGGAGATTTGAAGGTTCTCAATCTGGTAAATTAACTTGGGGACAAAATTTAAACTCTATAACACCCCCTGCTGGGTTTGCAAAATATACAGGATTTTCTTCATCTTCTGCATATTCCATCACATCAACTGACTACAATCTTTTTTACCAACCGATTGAAGGATTAAATACTGCTGATTTAGGATGGGGTACTGCTAATGCTCAAACAGTTACTTTATCTTTCTGGGTTAGGTCTAGCTTAACAGGTACTTTTGGTGGTGCTGTTATTAATTCTGCTCAAAATAGAAGTTATCCATTTGCATATACAATCAATGCTGCTAATACTTGGGAGCAAAAGACCATAACTATTGCTGGCGATACAAGCGGAACTTGGCTGACAACCAATGGTTCTGGAATTGATATTCGTTTTAGTCTTGGAACTGGTTCAACATACAGTTCCACAGCAAATACATGGGCTGCTGGACAATACTGGAATTCAACAGGTTCTACTTCTTTAGTTGGAACTTCTGGTGCAACTTGGTATATTACTGGTGTTCAGTTAGAGAAAGGTAGTGCTGCTACTTCTTTTGACTATAGACCATACGGAACTGAGTTGCAACTTTGTCAGAGATATTACTGTAGTAGTTTTTCTCCAAGTGAATCAGTTGGAGATGCTAAAAGCCCAGGTTATAAAGGGGCATTTACTGCTTATAGTGGTGCAACAGGATGGATTCCTTTTATTGCATTTCCAGTTCAAATGAGAGCAAACCCAACAATGACTGCTTATAGGGCAGATACAGGTTCTACCGCTGGCAGATGGGGATACTATAACGGTGGGTGGAATACTTGTAATTCTACTGTTTTGAATGGAGCTTTAACACAAATGGGATTTTATGGTGATAACGGTGGCTCTTTTACCGCAAACAATAGTTATCTAACAACAGGTAACTGGACAGCTTCTGCGGAGTTATAAAATATGTATAAACTTTACACAGCCTTAAGCGGACTTCAAATGGTTATTCGTATGTCGGACAATGCAGCTATCCCATTTGACCCAGCCAACACAGACTACCAAGAGTACCTAAAATGGGTAGCCGAAGGCAACCAACCATTACCTGCGGATGAATAAGTATGACTACAGAAAACGGAGTAGACCTCTATAAATACGGTAAGCTAGTTGCTCAGGTAGAAGCTATGGAAAAGAAGATAGACAAGCTAGAGCAAGGCATGGAAGAGCTTTTAGAGTTGGCTAATAAGTCTAAAGGTGGGTTCTGGATGGGTATGGTCATCGCATCAGGTGTTGGTGGTATTATAACTTATATAACAAGTCATTGGACTAAATAATGAGAGAATTGACAGTAGGTGAAAACCTCACAGCAGGTAGTAGCAACACAGTCTACACTGTCCCTAAAGGCTGTAAAGCCATTGCAACACTATTAATGCTTTCTAACTATGGTGGTAGCTCTAAGTCAGTAACTGCTACTTGGTATGATAGTTCTGACAGTGAATCAGTAACTATTGTTGGTGGACATTCTGTCAGTGCAGGTAGCTACTTGATGTTCAACCAAGGTCGCATGGTGATGGACGAATATGATGAACTAAGGGTTACCCCTGAAGCAACATCATCATTCTCAGTAATCTTTACTGTAGAAATCCATCAAAACACATCTTATCAAAACGGGAGTTAATAATGGCAACTAAGAAACAATCAGCAAAAATCGGTAAAGTTATGAGTGAATTTAAGGCAGGTACATTGAATACTGGCTCTAAAACAGGTCCTATCGTTAAAAGCCGTAAACAAGCCATCGCTATCGCTATGTCTCAGGCTAATATGCCTAAGCCAAAAAGCATGAAAAAATCAGGTCGTGGACGATAAAAACACTTGACAAAACATACAATTATATGGTAGAATAGGTATATGAACTATATTCAATTAGTTAACGAAGTGCTAGTTAGGCTTAGAGAATCTGAAGTGTCTTCAGTGACTGATAATGCCTATTCTAAAATGATTGGCAAGTTTGTCAATGATGCTAAACGAAATGTTGAAGATGCATACAACTGGAACTCATTGTATGACACTTTAACAGCTGTTACAGGTGCAGACATATTTAACTATGTGTTAGTAGGTTCTGGTCAGCGATTCCGTGTTATTGATGTGCTTAATGATACATCAGACATTGAAGTCTACGGTGCATCAACTACTTGGATGAACCAAAAGTTCTTGTTGAACTCAACTCAAAAAGGTTCTCCACAGTACTATAACTTTAACGGTACTGACTCTAACGGAGACACACAGGTAGACTTATTTCCTATTCCTGATGGTGTCTACAACATTCGTTTTAACATTGTGTTACCTCAACCAATGTTGTCTAACAATGCTGATGTACTAAAAGTTCCTTATGAACCTGTTATCTTCTTAGCTTATGCTAAAGCATTGGCTGAAAGAGGTGAAGATGGTGGTTTAGCTTCTAACGAAGCCTATGGCTTGTATAAGCAATCACTAGCTGATGCTATTGCATTGGAATCAGGTCGTTACGGTGAAGAATCATCCTGGAGTGCTGTTTAATGGCAGAACAACTACTTACTGGCTCAATCGCAGCTCCAGGCTTCTACGGTCTTAACACACAAGATAGCTCTATTCAGTTATCTAGCGGTTATGCTTTAGAAGCCTTTAACTGTGTTATTGACCAATATGGTCGTATTGGTGCTCGTAAAGGTTGGACTAAAGTAAACACATCTGCAGCTTCTACAGGCTCATTTAGAGCTATCTATGAGCTTGTTAAGGATGACGGTAATGTGGTGTTGTCTGCTGCTAATAACAAGCTATATAGTGGCACTACAACTCTTACAGAACTAGCTGTTCGTAATAGCACAGACTCTGCTAACTTAACATACACTATCAGTGATGACAACTGGCAGATTAGCGGTATGCCTTACGATACTGGTGCTACTCCGTCAGGACACGGCATCCTAGTTCAAGAAGGGCATCCTGCTCTTTTGTATCATAAGTTAGGTTCTACAGCTCATGCACATACAGGTTCTTATGGCTTACAAAGACTTGGCGATGTAGCTACAAACCTACCAGGAAGCTATACAGCATCTAGCTTTACACCTAACTGTGTCTTAACAGCTTTTGGTCGTGTATGGGTTGCTGACATTGCGAACGACAGACAAACCATTTATTTTAGTGATTTGTTAAATCCTGCTGAATGGAAGACAGGCACTGCAGGATATTTAAATATTAGTGAAGTTGTTCCTAACAACGACCCTATTGTTGCTTTAGCATCACATAACGGTTTCTTGGTTATTTTCTGTCAGAGACATATTGTTGTTTATGCTAACCCAACAGACCCATCAGCATTGTCATTAAGCGATGTAATTAATGGTGTTGGTTGTATTGCTAGAGACTCTGTAGCATCTATCGGTTCAGATATCCTATTCTTGTCTCAAACAGGTGTGCAGTCTTTACAAAGAACAGTTCAAGAGAAGTCTTTACCTTTCAGAGATATCTCTAAGAATGTTCGTGATAGCTTATTAACCAATGTGAATAGTGAAGTAACTAAATACATTAAAGCTATTTACTATCCTACAGATGCTCATTACTTATTAGCATTACCTTCTACTGGATTTACTTATTGTTTTGATACAAGAGGTGTATTAGATAATGGCGGTTCACGAGTAACTATCTGGAAAGACATAAAACCTACAGCTTTTAACTTAACTCAGAATAAAGAATTATATATCGGCAAAGCTGGTTACATTGGTAAATACAACGGGTATCAGGACAACGGAACAACCTACCGTATGTCTTACTATACAAACTACTTTGATTTTGATAATCCAGCCCAAGTAAAAATGTTAAAACGAATTAACATGGTTGCTATTGGCGGTTCAGCACAAGCTATTTCTTTTAAATGGGGATTTGATTACAACAGTAACTACAACACTGGTGTTATTACTTTAGACACATTGACTGTTTACGAATACGGAACTGCTGAATATAACATAGCTACATTCTCTAACGGTATTGCTCTTGATAATGCTCAAATTAATGCTGGTGGCTCAGGTAAAGTAGTTCAGTTAGGTTTTGAAGCAGATATTAACAATGCTCCTTTGTCTATTCAAAAGATTGACTTTGGACTTAAGGGCGGTAAAACACTGATTTAAGGATAAGACATGAGTAACTATACAAAAGCTACTAACTTTGCAACTAAAGACACACTACCAACAGGTAACTCTGGTAAGATTGTTAAAGGTACTGAGATTGATGATGAGTTGAATGCTATTGCTTCTGCTATTAGTTCTAAAGCAGATACAGCATCTCCAACATTTACAGGTACTCCAGCAGCACCAACAGCAACAACAGGTTCTAACACAACACAAATAGCTACCACAGCTTTTGTTCAAACAGCACTATCTGCAGCCTTTACAACAGGTATGATTATGTTGTGGTCTGGTTCTTCAGCATCTATTCCTAGCGGATGGTTACTATGTGATGGTTCTAATTCAACACCAGACTTAAGAAATAAATTCGTAGTTGGTGCAGGTTCTACATATTCAGTTGGTGCTACAGGCGGTTCTGCAGATGCTGTAGTTGTATCACATACACATACTGCAACATCAGTTGTAACAGACCCAGGACACAATCACCAATACATTCGTGATAAAGATGCTGGAAGTATTTCTTCACACCAATATTCTGATAGCAATGCTGGTTACTTAAATACATCAACATCAACAACAGGTATTACTGTAGCAACAACCAATGCTTCAACAGGTGTTAGCGGTACAAATGCTAACTTACCTCCGTACTATGCATTGTGCTACATCATGAAATCTTAATCAAAGGAAATAATCATGGGACTACTTAGTTCAATCGGGTCAATAGCTGGTTCATACTTCGGTGGACCTGTTGGTGGTGCTATTGGTGGTACTCTAGGCGGAGCATTAGAAGGCGGTGGCTCTAGTGGCAGCAATGTTACTGGTGCTTACGACACTGCTTCTGCTGCTCA